GGATACAAAGGAACAATAGCCGTTGGTAAGTTAGGATTTATATACTCACCATAAAACTTACCTTCTATAGCTAAATATGTAGCCCATAAATCCAATAAATCTCTTCCACTCATAAAGCTATTCGCTTTGTTATTCAATATTTCTAATATCGGGTGTGATTCAATTTCAATTAATCTACCTCTTAACCCTTTTCTGTATAATAGCCACGGGACGGATGAAGTTGCGGAACTTATCTGTATCACGCACGAATAAACCCATACCACTTTATTATAAGCTTCTGTAATATACTGTTTGTCCTTCTGCGTTGTCCAAAAAGGCTTGTTATAATTACCCTCGCTTACATATTGAAACTTCTGCTTACGCAAGAATCTGTCCCAAAAAGCCATATCTACACCCCTTAAAAAAATATCGCTTGCTCGTCTACAAAGCATTCTTCTAACGCATACCTTAAGCCATCTAATAAATGATTATCTTTATCTAATGGCTTGTTAATATAAATACCATTTTTATCACTTTGATACTGATATAATTCTATTTCTCTCTTAAAGTTTATACAACTTGGATGAATTATAATCTTATGCCTTTTTAACCAATCTATTCCGAAATTAATTGAATCCTTACCCTTCTTTGCCGCCTTCGCTTTAACTCCTAATAATTGTAATTCTCGAATGCTTTTTGGCTCCGCACTATCACACGTAATATACTCATTACCAATGATTGTTTTAATCTTATTGGCTAATACATCATTTGTTAATTCTAATTCTTCAAACTCATCTATAATATATATTATCTTGTTCCTTTTGTCATAATGAACACGTATAAACGCGGCAGGGTCACTCGCAAATCCGAAATCCAACCCATTATAATGATTATCAAATGTACTTGAATCGAATGGCTCTATTACATAATTCTTAAATATCGTTTTGCCCAATACACCCCAATTACCTAACGTGTAAACATTGTAATAATAATCATCTTTTTCCTGCTCCATATTTTGAATATCCTGCTCGGTTAAAAAAGCATTATCTTTATAAGTTGTCTTTAATATCATAATTTCATCATCGCTATAAAATGTCCCTTTGAACTTCCCGAAATACTCCTTATAAATCCAATGCGTTTGATATATCGGATTAAACGACATAATCAACCTTTTGTTAAGCTTGCTTTCTCCCCTTAAACGTTTCCTTAACTGCTGTACATCTTCATATTCAACTTCTGTAGCTTCCTCTATCCAAATATCGGTTATAATCCCTTTGCTTGGAGTAATGGACTTTATCTTTTCTGTGTCGTCTAATCCTGCTGTTAATATCTGCGCTCCATTGACGCAAGTCAATGAATTGTCTGTTTTATTTAATTCAAATAAATTATTCATCTTCAAATTGTCTATGGCTTTCAATAATTCATTCATAACACTTCGCTTTATTGTCCTTGCTGTCTTTCTACATATCAAATAATTCCTTTGACTGCTCACAACATCTATTATCGTTCTTTGTGCCAAAAAATAAGATTTGCCACTTGCGGAGCCTCCAAAAAATATCTGTGTAGGAGTTTCATTCTCGATAAATGGCAAATAGCTCTTATTAAATTTATTACGGGAAATTTCATATTCAATCATCTGTTATACGTACCTTGATTATATTATCACCTTGGTGAGAAATCTCTTGTTTATCTGTCTGCCCAAGCCAATTTTTTCCGAGCCATATCTGCATTGTTGTATTACCACTCATAGCCGCTGTATATTGCGCCCTACGTAATGATATTTTCCCTTTACCCCTATTTTGGTTAAAATACTCCGAAAAAGTCATATTGTAATGTTCATGAATAATCCTGTTCAATGTATCATAATCAATTTCGAAATAAGCCGCTATTTCTTCTCCTGTACATTGAATATTACATAATTTTTCCAACGTATCGAAATCAACTGTTTTTTTTGGTCTGCCTGTTATCATAATATCACCTTTTGAGTTTATAAGCGTGCGGATAGAATTGCACTATCGCCAATTAACAGGAATGTTAATCATGCTTCTAATTACACTACGCACGCATGTTTATTTTGGATACGGAACGGACAACTTTTCTAATTGCTTTTTTGTTTTTTTATTCAACGGGAATAAATACTTATGCTTTCCTTTTGACATCTCCAACTTAACGTTTTTATCTACATTGTCCCTAAGCCATTCAACTGACTCTTTCCAATTCTTACTATGAACACTTCTAGGATGAACCCTTTTTCCATGTATAATAAAATTACCTCTACCGCCTTCATTAGTCAAACCTGTGTATATCCAATTTGTCGCTTGGTATATAATGCCCTTATGTTCTTGGTCGACATCTGCATAACTCACAATTAAATCAACGCAAGGAGCATCGTTCTTAATCTCTCTTAATGTCGCACTTAAACATTCACTTGTTGTTTTCTGCTTGCCATTTAATGCCACTCTTACCAACTCTAATACCTGCCCATTCCACTTATTATACGAGCTTGCTATGAATCTATTGGCTCCCCAACCGTAACATATTACACCACACCAATTACCATCATAATAAACATTATAAGCCAATGCCACAACGGGTACTCTTCTAGCATAATGATAATTCATACAAGCATAATTAATTGCTTTTGTATTGGCTAAAGTTAATTTTATCATACTTCACCACTTGATATAACTATTTTTAATTTATCATATTTATTGAACAACTGCCTTAAATCTTCTTCAACCTTTTTCAAATCGCTCGGGCTTTCAAATGCTATATTTAATTTTGTTTTCTTTTCTTCTTTTTCCTTCTCTTTATATCCAACATTTTCGAAATTTAATTCTTCAATATCAGCTTCACTAAATCCCGTAAATTCTTCTAATCCATCCAACTCAATCCGTAATAAATCATTGTCCCATTCACTTGCTTCACTTACCCTATTATCGGCTATCCTAAAGGCTTTTATTTGGCTGTCTGTTAGGTCGTCTGCCACAACACAAGGTAAACTATTCATTCCTAATTTCTCCGCCGCTCTTAACCTTGTATGACCTGCCACAATCTCGTTCTTGCTGTCTATAATAATAGGATTCTTAAATCCGAAATTTTTTATGGATGAAGCAACTGCATCTATTGCCTTATCGTTCCTTCTTGGATTGTTTATATACGGGATTAATTCGGAAATTGATTTATAAATAATTTTCATTGTTTCAACTCCTTGCCAAGCTCCTCAATCCATCTCACACATACCGCGGCTGTTTGTATAAGCTCAACATATAAATTAATAACGTTCTTATATTCATCCTTTTCTTGCAATTCCTTCGCAATCTCTCCTACTTCTTCCATCAATACAGCCAATCGTATTGACTGCGGAAATTCATGCAGTTCATCCTGTCTTTCTCTCTCGATTGATATTCTTTCAAATATCTGCATACGTTTATTTATTAAATAAGGGTCATGTTCATCAAACGTACCATCGTAAATAGCTTTCAACACTTCGTGAATCGTAGTAATATCAAACCCACTTTCTTGCAAATTTCTTAAAAAGCTAACTAACATCTTTTTATCTAATAACATGATTAAACCTCCAAATTATCGAATTCCTTCTTTTTCATTTCAGGATTTAACTTCAATATATTGCATTTGTTCCAAAACATTTCAACACTTTTTAATATATTTTCAATCCTTTCATTATCTTTTAATATATTATAAATTTCTATGTTCTTGTAGTCAAACTTATCATCCTTCTGATATATTGCCAATATCGCTTTTTTATAATTCCAAATATGGAAATACACATGAATTTGGTTTACATATGATTCGAAATCAGGATTATTAAAATATGTTTTTACTTCTAAAATAACTTCCTTTTCCTTGTCTATACCATCAACAATACCGCTAAATTTATAATCATGACAACGCTTTTTTTCAACGTTGAATATATAACCTTGCTTCTCGATATGGTTTATTATGTATGGCTCGATTTCTTGTCCATATCTTGTAAATTGATTGTCAACATCTTTTTTAGGTATGATTCCAACTTTTTCTTGAGCAAGGTTATAAATCGAACGATATTTCTGATTCATAATAACATTGACTTCACTCGCCCCGAGATACTCTCCACTTTTTACAATGATTTGCTGTTCCTCGGGAAATATTTTAGCTTCTTCTCGTAAATCAATTGGCGAATATAAAACCTTGGTATACCTGTTAACCTCTTCAATTCTGTGCATTTCATCTCGCGATTCTCCCATATGAATTCCTGCACTTCTTTCGGAATTTGATTTAAGTCAATCTTAAAACTATCCCCTTCAATTAATTGAAATGATTCATCTTCTTTTTTGTAATATAAATAATTTTCATTGATTA